CATGCAAGGCCGCTTAATACGCGCCCGCGAAGATTCGTTCTCCGAAACCGCGATGTCTGATGATGCGGTCCGGGCTATAACGCAAATGCAGGGCCTTCGCATGAGTCGTAAGCTACCATGCGATATGCAGGTTACGCTGACATCGACCATCAATGTGACTCTTGACCCGTTCACGCAGTTCACCATCAGTGGCCAATCGTACTTCAACCGCGAACAGTTGACACTCATTGCCAACGTGGCACAAACGGTTGACCTGAACGAAGGTGTGGTCAATACCTATTCCATGAGTGGTCTAGGTTCCCCTCGTCAGACGTTTTTGACCGATGAGGATTCGTTTACGGTATCCGATACGGACGTTCGGGTATTCGTGAACTCGACGCAGCTACCTCGTTCGCTGGGTACGCTGTGGAATTTCAGTAACCTTCCAGCGTTCTCCGATCTTACTACCTCCGACGGGCGTCTGCTCGTTATCTTCGGTTCCGAGCAGTTTGGTACTACGCCGCAAGTGACAGACAACGTGGTCGTTCAGTATGTGGTTACGCAGGGCACCAACGGTGCGAGTGCTACACTGGTCGGCAAACCAATATCCGTAACAGGCTTTAGCTACATCACTGGTGTTTCGTTGGCTAATCCGACTGGCGGTGGAGATGAACAACCCATTCAGACCTACAAGAATCTTTCGAGTGGTGCATTCGGGACCTACTCGTCTGCTGTGACAAAAAGCCAATACCAGGCCACCATCGGGGTCTATTCCGGCATCATCGATTCGGTGACGCAAGCCCAGCGTGACATCAATCCCTTGGCTTTGCAATGGATGAACGTCATTCGTATTAGTGCGCTGACCAATACACCGTGGTCGCAGGATCAAATACGAGACTATATAAACTACCTGCAAACAGTCACGATGTATGCCTGCCGTTTTGTGTGGCAGGACCCCATAGCTGTGCCTCGCACTGTCGATCTGACCGTCTATTGCTTCAACTCGGCGATTCTGTCGCAAGTGCAAGCAGCATGTATTGCGGCCATCACTGAATTGTTCTCGCCACGCCCTGGTATTCTGCTGACGAATTTCTATAATTCGGACCTGATAAATGCTTGTGTGGTAGCTGGTGCTGGCGCAGTGTCCTACGTGATCGTGAGCCAACCAATCGATCCGATGATCGTCACAGCCCCATTAAGCCCAGAACTTGAGTATCAATTGGTACCAGGCGGCGGTACCTTGGGTGAGCTTGTTTATGCCTATGCAGTTACAACAGTCAATGCTGCGGGCGAAGAAGGTCCACCAAACAACTGGGTGTTCCCTCAAGTCATCGGTCCTACCGCCGCAGATGCTGTTATTCTTACGTGGCAGCCACTTCAAGATGTGGTGACGTACAAAATCTACGGGCGTACTGCAAGTGGTACTGGCATAGGATTGTTGGGTACAGTAGGCACAGCAGGCCCCTACACCTTTACTGACAACGGTTCCATCACACCGACCGGGTTGCCGCCTAACTCTATAGCGGACGTTCCTATTCGTTACAACTCGTTGGCAAGCTTGACCGTCAATGTACAGTTCGCCGAACGTCAACAGCGTCTGGCAACTAACACACCAACCCGGAGTAGCTAATGGATGATTCATACAAGGAAAATCAAAGGTTGGGTATAAAGGTTCCCAGATCAACGCTTTTGCCTCCTTACCTTAGCACCAATCCGTATTTTGTGGGGTACACCGATGCTATAGACGCAGTAATGGGGCCAGCAGTAGATGACAAGATTGCGATCATATCGAACATTCGCAATATGTGGATTCAGAACCCACAGACCGAAACCTACGTTGACACCCAACAGCTTATGCCTACCGAAACGTGGTCAACACCAGACCGTGATCTGGTAGTGCACCAAGTAAATATGCTGGGCATGAATCTCCACAATGCTGGTGTGGTAAGTGATGATGCCTACCAAACGATTGCTCGCTTTGTAGGGCTGTACTGGTTTGGCAAAGGTACATACGCTTTTATGGACTTCATCAACTACTGCCTGCAAACCAATCTTCAGGTACAGAACCAGTGGACAGAAAACTACAGCGATTTCTTCTCGGAAGGTGACCCAGCGATTGGTACGCCAATATGGGAAGGCGGTACGTGGTATCCAACCACTCACGTACTGATAGAGGCCTATGGTGGATTCCAAGGACTCGATATTCGTACGCTGCAAAGTTTCTTTTACGAAATTGCGAACTACAATCTGGTCCTGCTCGCAATCGACGCCTCATTCAATCTTAACGTCGTCGATTCGGTAACGCTGACAACCGCCGATATTGTTGGTATGGCTGGCTTCGGTATGGAGAATGTGGTAATTGCCAACTTCAAGAACGTAGGTGCAAGTCCTCCACCAATCAATATTCTGAACGTCAATGAACTTCCTACTACCTACTATTCGTTTGGGGGTGTGATAGCTGATCCTGCGGTGTCTATATTGATGGGGGAACCTTCCGGTTGGATGTATCTGGATGACGCACAGACTATGAAGGCCCCTGTCTATTCGCAGAACGCACAGACTGTTACTATGGAAGGTGATGTCGGTGTCCAGTTATTTGGTACACCTAAACCTGGTAACGAATATGATCTGCTCTATGGTCCGGTCACGTGGTACAAGGTAAGCGGTTTTACGGCAACTGGTTCTAGCATCCCAACATTTAGTACCGACAGTTTTACTATACAAGACGGCATTGCTGTTGATATGCAATGCGTTGGTGTCCATCGCAATAAGCTTCTGACCAATCCGGCCGGGTTCTTTGAAATAGCACCTGGACAGTTCGTCCCTTACTGGAACTAATATGACCTCATACCCACCAGTAGTATATGATGCAGCAACGAAAACCCATCGCCCCCTCGGTGCTGGTGAAGCGGTAGATGCTGCCAACATTCCTCTTAGCAGCACTCAATACAACGGATTGAAAGTATTCCCCGACGGTTTGTACACAGGACCTTCTTTGAATAGTCTAGTCTACTACGTGGCGAACGAGGGCACAGATGACCCAGCGCACGGAACTGAGGCAGCACCGTTCAAAACCCTCGATTACGTGATTTCATACATCACGAATCAAGACAATGGCCAGTATCGTAGTGGTGTTACCATTGCCTTAAAAGCTGGTGAAACGTTTGTTGGTCCAGTTGAACCACTTGCGTGCTACGGTGATATTCACATAGCGTTCTTTGGTGATCCAAAGTACGGTGATTTCAATTCACCGCTGGTGAACGGTACGACGGCACCCGCCGACATGGCTGACTTGCAACGCCCAATCATCAATGTCCAACTTCAAACTGGCTTGACAGGTCAGTCAGGTATTTTGCTGATATCAAGCCCGCGTGATGTTAAACGTCAGGTCACTCTGGAGGGCATCCAGATTAATTTGGCTAGTGGCCCCCACATAACTGGCGCAGTGGATTTTATCACTGGCTTTGATGCCTCAGAGTCGCGCTTACTGTTGCTGGGTACTGTGGTCAACATCACGGACCCTACGTCTCCATTCGGACTCTATGGCCTGACGACACGCTGTCTGGGTGGCGTCTACCAACGGTGCTCTCAGTTCTGGGTAGCTGGTGCACCCGTGACGAATGCAACCTCGACAGTTAATCTGGCAGCGCGGAATTTCTTCTTTAAATTCTATCCTGAATATCCTGGTAATCAAGAACAAGGCCTTGATCTGTACAATGGTGTGCCGGGTAGTTCGTTGATGACCTTGAGCTGGTCCGACGTACCAAGCGCTCCAGTAGGGGCCAGTTCTAGTTTGGGTACGTTCCCAACGCTGCAAGACCCTAATTACGGGCTCGCAAACTACTTCTTCAATTTAACTCGTGACCAGCAAGGACGACCTTTGAACGTTCTCAGCGGTCGGCTCTTTTAAAGGAATATACAATGAGCGATCCGCTTACAGCACCACTACTCGTAATTACCAACGTCGGGCTTGCAGCCGCTGAGGTAGCTACTCCAACCGGTCCATTCGTCAACATTCAAGGATTCCGGGTAGGTTCGGCATTTGGGTACGAGCCACAAGCAACAGACACAGACCTTAACGGTACGTTGCTATACAGTGGTGTACCGTCGACCTACAAATACGTTGGCGATAACACGCTCGACGTTATCTGCAAAATACCTGCCGACGCGGGTCCGTTCAACTTCGGTGAGGTCGCACTGGATATAGCTGGTCCAGTGATGTTTGCCAAAGCAGCGTTCGCCGTGCAGCAGACAAAGTATAGCAGTTTGGGCACAAACGTTCTTTCGACATACACATTCCACTGCCTGATTAAGCTGACGCAGCCAGTAGCGATCTTTAAAGTCGATACGCTGATGGCAGAACCGCCCATGATATGGGAGGTGGATAAATGGTCAGATATTTATCCACCTGCTCTGTCGGCAAATCCGGATATCCCATCGATACTGGTCAACGAACTTGATATTAATGGTAACAGCTCATGGGTTCACCAGGCATCTGAGGCGCACTGGACGGTAGGGACAAACTATCATTTGCTAGGGCAGCCAATAGTGGTCGCAGGTACGCTGACATCGGTGACGGTAACAGCGGCGTCCATTCCAAATGCGAAGACCTCCTCGGTACTACGCAACTATGTAGTCGAAACAGAAGACGGCTACCTGCGAAGCTGTTCGAGCGTAACTGCAAGTGGTGCAAATCTGATTTTCAATTTCATTGATCCGCTTACGGACATTCCACCAGTAGTAGGCTCCAATGTTTCCATACATTCTAACAACGTGCTGGAGACCTTGTTGCAAATAACGGGTGACCTAAGCGGTTCGGCACTGATAAGTGGCCAGGAAGCCTCAATCTCTGTAACCCTTAATAAGGGTGCTGTTCTTGCACGTTCACTGTCGAACACCACAGCAGGAACCTA